TCTGGGCGGTGGTGATACCTCCCCAGACCTGAAAGAGTTGTGGTGCAACACGCTGGAAACCGACGGCGCAAAGGTGCTTTCTAGTCACCGAGTCCCGTACAGGCCGAGCCCTGAAGCCGAGATCGCGTTTGACGTGGTGCTCGTTCTTTTGTTGGACGGTTCTGAGATTGCTGTTAGCCTTGACATGTATGCGAAACTTTATGCGTACTGTGTTTTCAGGCCCCGCACCTCGGATCTCGTCCCGAGTTTGCGCTCTCGTGGGGTACAATTTGCCAAGGAACTTGGTCTCCACGTGCGGCACACTGCTTGGGTTCTACCCGGGACTGTGGCTTTGGCCATGCAGGTCCTGGGACACGAGCAGAAGTCCTTCGAGAGCATCGGAGGCTTGCTTGGGCAGAAGAGCAACCGACACACCGATCGGTTTCAGCGTGCCAGAGTGCCCGCCATTGCCACCCGAATCTCTGGGCCCCAAGAGGACCCTCTGCCTGAACTGCTGCGCCCCGGCGTCAGGGCAGTCAAGCAGATCAAGCCAATGCGCTTGGAGATCAATGACTGGGTGGACAAGGCGGTGATGCTCTGTGCCGGTGGTTGGCGTGTGCGTGGTGGGAGGAGCCTGCCTGCTGCAGCTAGATAGGGTTGTATATCTGAAACTGGACTCGGCGTCTGTTACGGCGGTGGGAATTTTGCCTACCGGACAGATGCTGAGGTGGTGTTGCCGGTTGAGGAGTCACCCTCTTCTAGTTGTGAGCCTGGTAGGCGCCGGATGTACCGGTGTTACATCCCGGCTGTTGATGGGGTTTGGGCCCCTGCCGTTCATAGTGCGTGCGTACACAATGAATTGGCCGCTCTCGCGCTCCGAACTATGGGCGCGACTATCGACGATCCACCCAAGCAGAGCCCTGAATGGCGCAGAATTCAGGAGCAATTCAAAGAGCTTAGGGTGCTTGTTAAGCGTAAGAACGTCGGTAGGTGGACACTGAGGCAGGTGGTTGACAGCTACACAGGTAGACTGCGGAGGCGGTACGAGCAGGCTTTGACCAGCCTGGAGGATGATCCACTTGGTGATGACGATGCCAAACTTTCCGGGTTCCTTAAAGGAGAGAAATTCAACCCGACGCAGAAGTTGTCAAAGCCAAGATTGATCAATCCTCGCAGTCCCAGGTACAACCTGGTTCTGGCCTCGTATCTCAAGCCTCTTGAGCATGCACTGTGGACAAATTGGAAAGTCGGCCATCTGTGCCCAGGGACACGGGTTTCTGGCAAGGGCCTAAATCTCGGGGAGCGTGCGGCGTTGATCCAGAGGAAAATGGACGACGTTGGGGATTGCGTGGTTGTGGAAGTGGACGGGAAGACGTTTGAGGCGCACGTTTCTGTCCGCCAGTTGAAGGAGGAACATTCGGTTTACAAGGCCGCCTACCCGGGCGATAAACAACTTTCGTGGTTGTTGAGTAAACAGTTGGAACTGAAGGGCAAAACCGCCTGTGGCATTAAGTACCGCAGACCTGGCTGTCGCGCCAGTGGTGACTACAACACCGGCCTGGGTAACACCATGGTGATGGGGGGTTGTGTTATCACTGCCATGCGCGCTCTGGGCCTGTCCACGCCATGGACGGTGATGGCTGACGGTGACAACTGCTTGCTCTTCATCCGGCGGCAAGTCCTGGGTGAAGTGCAGGCCAAGTTCTCTGAGAAGTTATCTGGACACTGCGGGCAGGAGATGACGATAGAGCGTCCAGCGTTCAAGCTGGAGGAGGTCACCTTCGGGCAATGCAGGCCGGTGAGGTTTGCCGGCTCTGTCGCTATGGTGAGAGACCCTTTCAAGGTGCTCTCTGGGTGCTTCACTGGGTATAGGCATTACCATGACCCAGTGTTTGCACCTAGATTGCTAAAGGGTGTAGCCATGGCGGAGCTTTCATTGTCCCGGGGGCTTCCAGTTTTGGGGCCTTACTTTGAGAAAGTGTGTTCCCTTCTACATGACGTGCGCGATCTCGCAGACCCGGGTGCCTTCCTGGAAGGTCATCTGCTGCACGCTGGCCCGGACCCTGGACCATTGCCGATTACAATGGAGGCCAGGGTTTCGTTCAGCCAGGCATGGGACATCGGTGTGGGCGAACAGTTGGCCTTGGAGAGCCACCTGCTTGAAGGCCTGGAGAGGGATTTTGTACGTGTTGTCGAGACCGCGGAATGGTTGCACCGCACGATAGAAGTCCGACACGGCACCCCGAACCAGGGTGGAGAGAACACAGGTGATCATCTGAGGGACTAAGCTCCTGGGAAGGGATAGGCAGAGGGATTGACCCAGAAAGGTCGACGGTAGCTCTGGTATAGCTGGATAACGGTTGGTCTGCCAACTACATGGTTGTATTAGAGACATGAACCACAGCTCCCTGGGCGCGGGCGAGTAGGTCGAAGGATGCGGGCGGGTCTGCCGCTCCTGTTTGCGAAAGTGAGGATGTGCCTCTCCTGTCTTTTGGATTTTGGTGCCCTGGTGCTGGGCTGGGGTTCGACTCCCTGGCTTGGCGGCTCCATGACATACGAAGGTGCGAAACACCTGCCCACGATCGGTTTTGCTGCCAACTACATGGTTGTATCAGAGCGCCGTGACCGAGTGGGGGTGCTGTTGAATCAGCCAGGTGTGAGTACTGGAGTTATCTGGGACAGAGAGACGTTTTTTGGATGGCTTGGACAACGGGTCTAGTAAGTCGCGTCGCCGGGGGCCTTCGGGCTAGCTCGGATCGCTTCGGAACGGCTTCCATGCTTCTGCTACGTCATTTGGTATCTGGTTCGAACCCAGTGAATCA